GAGGCAGCCCAAGACCTATATCCTGCGAAATGATGCTGATGCTGATCGTCGCCGAGCCTGAAAGGCTGATATTCGATCCGCTGTTGGTGCTGGCGGTAGGATTGCGCGTCAGTGTCCATGTCGAACCTGACAACGTGGCGACGCCCCAGCCGGTCTCGCTGTTGCCGCCCGCCACGTCGATCAGCGAATAGGAGATCGTGTCGCCGCTCTGAACGCCGCCCTGCGTGAAGTTCATGTATGGCGCGACCGCGCTGGCCGCCACAACCGAGCCGGTGCCGACCGTCGGCGTGTTGCACAGCACGAGATCGTAATGTTTAGTGAGCACCGCAGTCATGTCGTCTCCGTTTTTGTTGCGGTCGGTCTACCGCGATGCTCTATTTGAAGATGATTGCAATTTTACTGGAACTGGACCTGCGCGGTGAACGTCACGCTATCCCCGGAGCTGAGCCCGATGGACGAGAACACCGCATACCAGGCCATGTTGCCGCCCGTCGGGGGCGAGCCCGAACCCGCAGCGTCGAACAGCCCCAGCTCCGTCACCGAGAGCGTTTCCAGCGCCGTGATCGCGCCAACCACCTGATAGGTGTCGTTCGTCACGGTCGTGGTGACTTGCGAGACGGTGCCGACGGTGCGAGCCTCCGTGGTGCCCGTGGTCGAGCCGAGCACGTTGCTGGTCGCGCCGGGGTCGGAGCCGACGCCCCATTGCATATATTTGAACGCGGCGGCGGCCACCAAAGCGGCGGTCACGGCGGCGAGCCCTCTATTTTGCAGACGGACGGTCATGGATCACCTTTTCTTGAGCCGTTGAAGGAAGCCGAAACACGCTCGCTTGATCGGGTTCTTGTGCCAGTAGGAGATAACTCCGAGCTCTTCCGTTCTACCATCGGCTCGCGTGATTGTGGCGCGCAATATGGTCTTCTTCGCGCCGGCCTGTATCAAACTTGCACCGGGGGTCATCTGCGACATGGTTCTTTCCTTTGCAGTTAACTGCACGGTTTAGCTACCGAGCAAGGTGATGCCGAATTTGCCGACGGTCGGATCGGCGGTCACGGGGGCGACCACTTCCAACAAATCGCCGGCCGCGAAGGTCGTCGCGCTGGCGGCGGTGAACGTGAACACGCCGGAAGTGCTGATGCTGATCGTGCCGATGGACGTGCCGTTTTGCAGGACGTTCATCGTGTAGGCGCTCGTCGGATTGGAGAGGCACTTGCCGACCGATCCCGTGAAGCTCGCGGGCAGCGTCCAAGCGCGATAGGACACGTGCATCAAGATCACTTCGCCGGAATAGGGCGCATTGATCACGAACCAGCCGACCGGGTAGGGCTCTCGGCCGTTGGTCCATTTGCCCAAGGCGTTATCCCACATGGCGAACGTGCCGTCGTTGCCCGAGTTCTCGGCGACGCTGACGTCGTCCATGTCCTTGAAGTTGACGGGGACGACGCTGCCCGTGGTGTTCGCCCAAGCCGTGCCGTTCCACGTCCAATAGGCCGCCGTGTCCGCCGCCTTCAGTTCCATGTTCACGGGCGGCGAAACGAACTGCCAACCGGAGGAGTAGACGGCGATCGAGTTGGTCTTGCCGGCCCAAACGCCGGTCGGAGAGGCCGGGACGATATAGGCGTCGCCGTTGTTGGGGGAGCTGGGAGGCGCGGCGGTCGTCGCCGACAGCACGCTGCGTCCGAACAGCGCGTCCATGATCAGCAGCGAGTTGTTGAAGACCATCTCCTTGTTGGCCATGTTCGTGGCCATCAAGGTCATGCCGAGCTTCGGGGTGTTGACCATCGTCGTTCCTTAAAATTGGACAGGGGAGGTGAAGCCGTTACCGATGATGGCTCCCACCTGATAGATCGTGAACAAGGGGTGCTCCTCGGGTCCGCCGAAGTCAGCCGTCTGCATCGCTACGGTGTAAGTCCACGTGCGGACCGCGCCGAGATTGTAAGTCTTGGTCGTTCCGCCGATCGTGACGGTGATGACGTAGGCTTCGGTGAGCTGATCGAGCGTGATGTCGGACCCGTCCGCCCACTCGCCGTTCTGCCTGTTCCTCGGTTGCCAGTTCAGGATGTAATCCCGACCGGAGCCGTCCGATGGGGTGTAGCATTGACCGATCCACGGGGCGTGCGGCATCAGCGAGACGCCCGTGTCCGTGAAGTTGAACGGGGTCTCGTTGCTGAAGGGCTCCCCGCTGGTCAGCGCGATGTAATCGTTGGTGTCGTTCAGATAGGACGCCTCGTGCGAGATGCGCTGCACGTTCTGCAAGGACACGAAGTCCTCGGCGGCCAAATGGCCGTCCATAAACTGCTCGGTCCCCCACATGCCGCGCATGATCTGCGACAGCTCCCAATTGCCGTTGCCGAGGTTCGTCGCGTTGCAGAAGGCAATGACCTCCTTGCCGCACATGAACACGTTCGACGGCGTGGTCAGCATGGTGGTCGGGTCGACGCTGGGCAGCACGAGGGTCGTGTCGCGCAACAGCACGTAGAGCCGGCTCGCGTAATCCCAAACGCCGGGGATGCAGCCCGAGGCCAGCGGAGAGACGACCTTGCCCTGCGGGACCTCGAAGTTGGACGAGGCGAGCAGCGCGAAATTGGTGCCTTGCTGATCGGGCGGCAACATGCCGTCGAACGCCGGAACCGCGCCGGCATTGGACGTGTCGACATAGAGCGAGCCGCCGCCCCAATTGACGGTCGAGCCAGACAACACGACGTAGAAGCCGGGCGACTGTCCGCTGTCCGTGTCGTTCAGCATCGGGCAGTCGAACAGGAAGGGCCAGGTCTTCGTGTTGGCGTTGACCGTCGGGGCTTGCACGATCTCGGGCAGGTCTAGGGTGACGGTCGTCTGCACGTCCTGAATATACTCGAAATGGGTCATCTCCAGTTCGATCAGGCCGTTAGCGCCGACCGACATCGACATGATCCGCCACATGTCCCTGACCGTCGGGTCATACTTGTTCGGGATGTAAACGACGTCGCCGGGGTCGAGGATGATGTATTTCATCGGCACCTGCACCTTGACCGACACGCGGTTCAAGTAGCGGTAGGCGAGCATCTCCTCGACTTGCTGCTGAGCCTGCGTTCGCTCCAGCGCGAAGGTGATGTCCATGTCCTCGACGGTGAACGACGGTCCAGTGAACCGTTCGGCCCAAACCGTGTTCATCGAATAGTTGCGCGCCTTCTCCTGATACTTCAGGTTCAAGCGTCGCGGCAGGTCCGTGTCGGGGGCGCGCTTCACTTCCTCGGGGTCGGGAAATTCGTCGCCATATTGATGCGCCGCCAAGTCCTCGCGCCGAAGGATGGCGACGGGCTTGGAGTAGAGCTCGTGGAACGTCAGCTGATAATTCTGCTCGCACGCATAGAACGGGAAGACGTTCTGCATGTCCTGCAAGACCTGCCGGGTGGCGACGGCCTGCGTGACCGCGTAGCCGTCCACGGCCAGCGTGTTGTCCATCGTGCCGTAGGGGTTGTATTGGTCGCTCGTGAGCCCCGACATGCTCATGAGATCGTTGACCAAATCCACGATGCGGACCTGCCCGTTGCGCTCCTGTATTTCGGCTTGGAACGTCGGGATCGTGTTGCCGAAGCCGCCGAGCTGCAAGGCGTTGATCACCGTGTAGCAGATGCCGCGATAAGCGGGCACGTCGGCCGCCTGCGCGCCGGCCAGCGACTGCAAGGTCGGGTCAGGCTCTTGGTTCTCGTCGCCGAGGTAATGGGTGAGACTGCCATAGCGCACCATCGTCGGCGTGTAGAAGATGTCCCAAATAATCGGGTCGAACAGCTGTGCTATCGTGGGGCCGATCGCGCTGCCGTTGAAGTTTCCAAGCGGCGTCGGCGGGTGTGAGGAGATGTAGGCGTCCGCCGATTGGATCGTGCCCCAAGTCACGTCTTCCGGGTTCACGTAATTGTTCATCGCGAAGATGTAGGCTGAGCACGAGGCGAGCGTGGCGTCGACGCCGAGCGAGATCAGGCGGCTCTGCTCGGAGTAGTAGCAGGCGTCGAACTCCGCCTGTATCTCCGCCGCCGTGATGTCTGGATTGGCCCACATGAGCTTGCCGTTGGCCCAAATGCGGTTGATCTGGAGCACAGGGCCGCCGCACCACGCGAGCGCCATCGTCGACGAATAGGTGAACTTTACGTTATAAGTTGGCTTCTTGCCGCCGCCGAAAATGGACGAGAAGATATTGTCAGAGCTAATGTAGGTCGTGATGATCCAAGTCGTCTCGACGAGCCGTTGGCAGTAAATGAACTGCCCCGGAACCTTCATCGCCCCCCAAACGTATTGGATCGTGTTGCCGGGGTTGACCGACGGCACGTTCAAATCCGACACGCGCGGACCGAAGTTCCATTTCGTCTTGGCCTTGGGGGCCATCAGCCCCTGTAGGACCATGCCGCCAAGGCCGAGGACCAGACCAATTGCACCAGTAGCGATGGTCGCCTCCTGTGGTTAAGCGGGCTCTTCCGTGAAGGGCAGGGTGTAGGTAGTCAGGTATTTGCTCGTCCATGGCGGGGCGATACGGTGCATACAGACCGTCGCGCCTTGCGTGGTCATCACGTGCAGCATGGACAGACGACCGTTCAGCATGACGGCCCAAGCCAGATGCGTGCCCTGCCCAGCCTGATTGGTGGCGAACATCAGAATGTCGCCGGGCAGCGCCTTGGCGAGCCCTTGGCGATTGGCCGGCTTGGTCAGCAGTGTCTCGCACGTCTTATTCAACATCGGCGTGTTCGGCTGCTTCTGATAGTTATGCGGCACGTCCTGAGGGTAATAACCGAGGTTCTTGGACACGCCGATAATCAGGCCGACGCAATCGACGCCGCCGTGCGGACCCTTCGTCCGGCCTTGATGCTGAAAAGGCGTGCCCACCCAGCTGGTGGCCTCGGTCACGATGGCGCTACGTGAGAACATGATCCCTCCTAGACTGTTGTGCGTGCAATTGATTGCACGAAAATGAGCTCGAAGGCTAGAGGTTGAACGAGGAGTTTGCGTTTTCGAAGTTCGGCGTCGCGAGCACCGTGTCCTCGGTCGGCATGTCGGGGAAGCCTCGAAAGTTCCACACGTTGTCGAAGACCGTTGAACAGGTCGAGCGGATGTGATTGCAGCCTTGAGAGACCCAATAGGTGTCTCCTACCTGTATCGGCGACATCATCACGTCGATCAGCTGAAACGTCGGGTAGCCCGGCTTGAAGATTTGGAAATCACGAATTTCCGTGACGACGCCAGCATTGGCCCCGGTGAGCCATTGCAGGGTGCCGTATTGGAAAAACTCATACATGTCGGAGGTTTGGGCGATGCTGTTGTCGACGAAGCCCATGCGGTTCACGACGCCCGACACCGTGCCATACTGCACCCGCGCCCGGATCGCCTGCCACGTCAGCCCGTTGTCCGTGATGGTCGCGCCGAGCGTCGTCGGCCACGCGGGCTCGGTCGCGCCGCTGTTGCCGCTGGAGAGCGGCACGGTGTCCGTGACTTGTTGACCCTGCGGCGGGTTGGCGAGCCAAGCCTGCTGCAACTGCATCGCCCAAACGACGACCCAAATCGGCGGGTCCTGCCCGTAAAGCAGCGTATAGAGGAAGGCGTTGCCGACCCATGTGTTGCCGGCGTAATTCTCGCCTGACGGCTTGCTGATCGTCTGCGTGTTGGGGCCTCCGACGAGCTTATACCAGAAGCCGTTAAAGACGCTCGGGCGAACGACCGACGTGTAGGAGGCGTCGGAGACCGCGCTCGTGAAATACTGCGTGCTTGGAGCCCAAGCGCCGGCCGCCGTGACGACCTTGCATTGCGCGTCGCCGAGCTTGGCGTTGCACTCCAGCGTGAACAGCTCGCCGAACGGCAATTGCAGCTGTTCTTGAAACGACCGCAACTCGGACGTGAAATGCCCCTGCTTCGAGGTCACTACGCCGAGATTGCCGCCCCGTATCGGGATCGAGCCCCACTGAGGATTATAGGGGTTGATCCAAAACATCTGCACCGAGGCGTAATCATAGACGCCATTGATCACGTCCTGCTCTTGGATGCCCTCCGTGAACAGCACGTCGGCCTCCATGTTGTCGAGCGAGAAGTCGGCCTTCGACATGGCCGCCGAGGCGCTGAAGGCGTTGGCCGGATTGTAGGCGATGCCGTTGTAAATGAACGGAACGTCATGCGACGTGAAGCCCAGCACCACGCCGTCCAGCCGCGTGACCGTCCAAGCCGTGACGATATTGTTCGAGGTCTTGCACAGCTCCTCGAACAGGAGCGGATTGATCTGCTTCATATGCCGAGCGCCTCCGTCGGACGAACCTCAAGCAGCTTGACGCCGTCGACCGCGCCGACGCCGTAATCCTCGAAGTTCGTGGAAATCTCGTCCGTGTCGAATTGGACGGGAACATAGAAATAGAAGCCGGCGAAAACGGTCGAGCCTTCGATCGGCGTGCCGTCATGGCCTTGAATGGTCATGTCCCACGCGCCGGCGATCGGCGCGCTACCCGGGCCGAAATACTCGATGACACAGTTGCCGCCGTCCTCGGCCACGCTGATGCACTCGGCCGTCGTGAACATCGGGCAGTTGTTCTGCGTCGCGGCTCCCGTGATCTGCACGGTCTGGTTCAACAACGCCTGCGGGAAGGTGCCGGGGGCTCCTGTGTATTGCACCTTGTTCGTATCGAGCAACACGCCGTTGAACGTCCCGCTGATGATCGGGGGCGCTCCGAACGTGACGAGGCCAGTCGTCGGGTCGACGGTGAAGTTTTTGCAAGCCCAAGTGTTGAGCGAGACGAGCACGGGCGACCACGGAATGGTCATCTGCGCGTCGGTCCATTGCGCGGTCATCGGCTTGGTGATCAGCCTGACGTGCGAGGTCGAGCCGTTCTTGGTCTGATAGGTCTTCGTCAGCTGAAACACCTGCGTGGTGCCGTCGCCCGTGCCGATGACCTGATCCGTGTCCGTGATCGGGGGAACCCCGCGCTCCTCGGTCTGCGTGGCGAAGTTCGAGGAATAGTCGGCCCAATCGAAATACAGGAACGAGTAATAGCGCCCCTTCATCGCGTGAAAGAACTGGATCAGGTCGTGCAACTGCTCGCGCGTGCGGACGCCATAGGAGATGTTGTATTTGCGCAGCGCCTGATCCCATCGAGCCGTGCGCTGATTGGTGCCGCTGTCGGCCTGAACCACCGAGGTGCTGAAGCCGATCGTGCTGAGCGACCCGTAGCTGATGTCGTTCGGGAATTGCGTGTATTGAACCATCTCGATCCACTCGAAGTTGGGATTTGGGCTGTAGATCACCTGCACGTAGGCTTGGGCGAGCGTAAGGGAGTAGGTCATTTGGAGATCACCACCATCGAGGCGTTAGGGAATTCCCTGACGGTCCAGCTGCCTCCCAGCGGATCAATCTCCATGACCGTCTGGGGATTGCCCGCGTAATTAGCTGACGGCGGAACGAATGGGGTGGTGGCGAATTCTTCACCCCCCAGCGCCACGGTGGCCTGCACGCCGGCCGTGCCGTCGCCCTTGGCTCGAACGCAGGGGATGACGGCGAGGATGTCCATCGCGTCGCTGGGCAACGGCCCGAAGCCAAACACCTCGGACTGGTTGGCGGCGTTCGCCGTCAGGTAAGTCGGCGTCGGCGGCGACCACTCCACGCCTTCCGTGTCGGGAAAAGTGTTGACGCAAGCGAAATGCTCGGTTCCCGTCGAGGGCGTCATCTGATTGGGGCCTGCGTCCTTCGCCACGGGGATCGCCCCGACGCGCACGCGGCCGGGGAAATCGCACAGGCCCACGCCGTCCGTGGGGTCGACGACGATCATGTCGTCGTAGAGGATGCGGTTGCCGATGCTGCCAGAGCCGAACAACTGGATCATGTTGATCTGCGGCGTGAAGCCCGTGTCTGGCAGCTCGCCAGTGACATTGCTCACCGTCGGCACGCTGTAGAGGCTGATTTGGGTGAGGCCGTCGACCCGCAGCACGATAGTGCCGTTGGCCAAGTCGCAATCGTAGTAAATCTCATACCGATGCCACGTCCCCGGTTCGATCAAGCCAGGAGCGGTCGTGTAGGAATAGACCGCCCAATGGGAGTTCACCTCGGGGACATTGGTGTCGCAGTTCACCGTCACCGAGCCGTCGGCGTTCACCACGATCTCGGCCTGATACTGGAAGGCGTTGTCGAACGAGGCCGATCCCAGCGCCCACCAGCACAGCGCGAACACCTCCCACGCCGTGTTGTCGCTCCAGGCTTTAAGCGACAGGATCACCGTGCTCGGCGACCTCGGCAGGGGTAAACTGAGGCTTTCGGCGAACCCAATCATGATCGCCGTGCCCTCGCCGTCGGGCGTGTTGTCGCTGATGGCGTAGACATCCACAGCGCCCGCGCCAGGGCCGCCGCCTCGGGTCTGGGGAACCCAGCCCTCGGTCGCGAAATAGGTTCCGACCCAGTAGGGGCTCCAAGGTTCGCCGTCGCCGCCGCCAGTGCTGCTGCCGGTGCCGCTGTTAGCCGGTCCTTTACCGAGCTGGTCGAACCCGTTGGCGTAAATTATCGACAAGACCTACCCCATTTGCAATTGATTGCACGTTACCGCCAACGAGCGGCGGCTTGCGCGGTCGCGTGGCTGAGCGCGGAGGCGACCTGATTGGAGGATTTGCGCACGCCGTCCTCGTCCTTGGCGTGCAAGTGCACCGTCTGATTGACCGTGCGGCTGTTATTCACATTGTTGTTGCCACCATTGCTCTTGTGCTGGTTCGCCAGCTGCTCCGTCAGACCGGCCAACGTCTTCGACATGCGCGCATTGTCGTTGGCGGTGAGCACGCGCTCGCCGCGCTGCAAGATGGCAGGGAACTCGTCGTCGTTCAAACCGTCATGGTAACGCGGAGCGCCGATCCACAGGCTAGGCGAGGCCGAGCGATAACCCGACGCCGGGGTGCCAGCGCCGACCAAGCCGCCTTCATGGAACAGGCCCGCCAACAGGTCGAATATACCCCCGCCGCCGTCGGCCATGCCGCCAGCCGCGCCAGACGCCGCGTCGCCCAATCCAGAAGCAGCGCCGGAAGCCGCGTCCCCGAGGCCCGAGGCCGCCGAGGAAGCCGCGTCAGTCGCCGGCTGCATCACGCCATCGACCAAGCTCTGAGCGCCGGTCTGCGCGCTGCCGAACAGATTGCCGAGGCCACCCTTGCCGAACAGGCTGGGAAGCTGCTTCAGAAGGCTCATGCCCAACGGCATCATCGCCATCATCTTGGCGCGACTGCCGTTCGGATTGTCGGGTCCGCCGAAGGTGATCGTGTGACCGCCATTCGGCCCCGCCGTGATACCGAGCGCGGCCATAGCCTCAGTGTCGCTCTTGGCGTCCAAAACGCTGTGATACTGGTCCTTATGATGGTTGAACGCGCCCGACAGCAAACCGCCCCCCGAGGCCAGCAGCCCGGGCAACATGCCGGATAGACCGTCGAGGCCGCTCGACGTGTTGCCGGCCGTGGTCGTCGTGTCGCTGCTGCCTGCGCCCGTCGCGCTGTTGCTCGTGGACAGGTCGCGCAGCTGATCCTTGTTGTCCTTAACCTGATCCTTCCACCCGTTCTGGTCTGCGTCGCGTATCTGGTCATGCGCGTCCTTGGCCGCCGAGACGCGGTCCTTCGCGCCATCGGCCTCCACGCGGCGCAAATCATCCTGCGCCTTGCGCGCCTGATCAATCTGACCCTTCGTTCCGTCTGGTATGCTGTTGGTAGGCGTGCGATCAACGTTGTCGTTAGAACCATGCTGCTTCTGAAAAGCGTCGTTATATCGCTCCTGTAGCTTTTGCTGACTGGCGGTCGCCTCTATGCCGCCCGGTAGAGAGGTCCATTGCCCGTGCAGAGCCGGGCCGACGGAACCCACGTCCCCCTTTCGCAACGCTCCCGTCAGATCACCTCCCGTTTTTTCCTTATAGGTGCGCTGCGCCAAATCCCACGCAGCCCTGTCCTGGCTCTCGGGGCTGAAGTCCTTCAGGCCGAGGCGCTTTTGTTCGTCATCCCACGTTCCCTTGATGAACTGATACTTGCCAGCCGCCGACGACCACTTGCCGGCGTTTGGGCCACGGACAATCTGATCGGGGCTGTTCGGGTGTTGGCTGAAGTCGGAGAAATGGCGCGTAGGTCCGTGACCTGTGAACATGGACGTGTAATCACCATGGCTCTCGCCGACGCCGATCGCGTCGAGCAGAGCCTTGCCTTCAGTCGGGATGCCGTTGGGCGAAGAAGCCGGCAGCGGTAGCAGTGACCCAAAACCATTGACCCCGCCCGGCAATGTCATGCCCGGAAGAGTGCCGACACCATTTCCGCCGAAGGCGCTCTGAACCCCTTGCGACCCTTGCGCGACCAACGCACCCATGCCGTTGACGCCGCTTGGCAGCTGCGCGCCGGGCAGCAAACCAACGCTCTTGCCGGCGAAAGCGCCGGGCAAGGTCTGGCCCGCAGTGTTGTCGTTCGACGGCGCGGCCGTTGGCGCGCTCGGCGTCACGCCAAACGAACCGAGGTTCGGCATGGACGAAATCGCGCCAGTGCCAGTGCCTTGCACAGCCTGCGTGCCGGCGCTGATTGCCGCCGTCGAGCCGCCCAAGTTCGGCATGGAGCCGACGTTGCCGGTCCCAGCCGCGCTTTCATTGGCTGCGCCAGTCGTCACAGAGCCGCCAGAGCCGACCGGTCCTTGCGAGCCGACGCCACCAGTGCTGCCAACCCCGCCGCCAGCGCCCGCTCCGACCCCAGCTACCGGCGTGCCGTTGATGTTCACGACGCTGGCCGTGACCGCCATCGTGCCGGTGTTCATATTCTTGAGCGCGTCTGCGGTCTTGGCCGCCTCGGCGGCGGTGCTCTTAACCTGCTTGCCGGCCTCGTCCTTGATCAGACCCATTTGCTTGGCGGCGTCCTTCAGGAAGTTCCCCCCCGGAGTGCCTTGGACGCTCTTGATGAAATCGGCCATCATCATCTTGATGCCGGTGTCCATCATCGTCTTGCCGAAGTTCTGAGCGAACTGCTTGAAGGCGTCCTTCTTGCCGCTCAGCGCGCTGGAGATGGCCCCAGACAGGCCGTCGGCGAACGAGCTTTCGAGCTTGTTCATGTTGTCTTGCAGGTTGCCATTCTGCTTGGCCCAACCCGCGAAGCCGCCCTCCTGCGCCTTCTTCGCTTGCTCGATGTCGACGTTGTATTTCTTCAGCGCGTCGGACATCTGCGAGGTGACGGTGATGCCCTGCTTGCGCAGTTCGAGGACTTGCTGCTCGGCCTTGCGGATCGCCTCCTCGTGATCGCCGACGATGCTGAGTTGCGCGATCTCGTCCTTCTGAGACTGGGCGATCGCACCAATCGGATCGCGCGCCGACAGCGTGTCGAAATGCAGCTTGGTGCTTTCGCGCTGGAACTCCTGAAGGCTGATCGAACCTTCCTTCCGGCGCTGATCCAACAGCTTCAGCTGATCGGAATAGTCCGAGATCGCCTTGGCCTGCGGGTTCAGGCGCTGCCACTGCTCGGTCTCGCGCTCGATCTGCTTGGTGACTTCGAGGATTTGCTTCAGCTGCCCGAGCTGTTCCTCGGAATAGCCCTTGGACCGGCGCAGCGTGTCGATCTGCTGCGCGATGCCGAGCTGATCCTTCTCGGCCTGCGTGATCGCCTTGGCGTTCGCCAGCTGGTTGCTCATGCCGACCATCTCGGACTTGAACTCGCCAGCCTTCTTAGCGGCCTGCGCCGATTGGATCGCGGCGACCAGCTTGGCCTTACTCTCGGCATCGCTCATGGCCAGATTGCCGGCCTCGATCGCGTCGCGGATCGCCTTCTCAACCTCCAGCCGATCCTTCTCGGACTGCGTCACCGCGAGGGACGCATCGGCCTGATCGCTGAGCTTCTTCTTCTGCGCGTAGAGCGGGTCGTCTGCCTCGTTCTGCTTCTCCTTCAGCTGTTGGCCGACGCGCTCGCGCTCGAAGTTGTCCTTCGGGGCCATCGGCCCGGAAGACATTGCAGCCCAAGCCGCATAGGCTTTTTGGAGCTTCGCCACTTCCTCACGCAGCTTTCGCGCGTGGTCGAGCTGCATGACCAGCTCATAGTCACGCTCATTGAGGACGCCGTTCTTGTTGTCGTTGGCCGGGGTTCGCGCCGACTGCTGCCCTTCGTGCTGCTTTTGCTCCTTTTGATGGGCGTTGGCCTTGTGGCGAGCCTCAACGCCCTTGCGGAACGCCTCGCCGGCCGCCTTACCCTGTTTCTCGGCGTCGCTCACATTGATGCCGAGCATCGCCGCAAGGTGCTCCTTGATCCAAGAGCCGACCTCCTTGACCTTGTCCCAATACGCATAGATCGCCACGCCGACCGCCGCGACCGCGCCGACGATTAGCCACAACGGTGCCGTGACGCCACCTATCGTGATGCCCGTCAGCAAGGCCGACGCGCGCAAGGCCGTGAACGCCGAAGCAGCCAGTCTAACGACCCCGGCCAAGTTGCCGAACATTTCGACCAGCGGTAGGGCGAAGGACTTTAGGGTTTTGAAAGCGACACCGAACAGCATGGCAGCGCCAGAGCCGATCGCCAGATTGACGCCAACCTTCCTGATAGGCTCGGGTATGGCGTTGAACGCCTCGTGCAATGCGTTGACGGCGTCGGCCCCGTGATTGATCCACGCCATCCAGTCGGAGCGCGTGACCTCGCCAATGTCCTTGCCGAACTCCGAGATGCTGTTGTGCAAGTATTTGAACGCGCCGTCGAGTGTTTCGAAACGCTCCTTGACCATCTCAGTGGTCTTGGCGGTGTTCTCCGACGCGGACGCGGCCTGCCCCTGCGCGTTGGTGAGCGTGTCGACGTTCTTGGCCATGTTCTGGAGCAAGACGCCCGCGCGCCCGCTTTCCAGTCCTAGCTGCGACAGGATGCCGGAAACATCCTTGCCCTGCGCCTCCATGTCGTGGAGCGTGTGCAACAGCGCCATGAGCACTTCATTCGGGCTGCTGGCGATCATCTCCTTGAACTTTTCGGCCGGGATGCCGATCGCGTCGCCGAGCGCCAACATGCCGACCTTGCCCTGTTCCGCGCCCATCTTCATGCGGTCGAGAACATTGACCAGCTCCACGCCGAATTGACGCGGCATGACGTTCAGCTTTTGCGCCGCGACGGAGAAGCCTATCAGCTCGTTGGTCGTGAACTTGAGGCCCTGCGACATGCGCGTAATGCCGTCGATGGTCGCGACCATCCCCGCCACGCCGCCACCCGTTTTCGGACCCATCTGCGCCAAGGCATTGGTGAAGTGCTCGACGTTTTCGAGACCCTCGCCGGTCGCCTTCAGGATGCGGCCGATGCTGCCCGCGACCTCGTCGCCAGCGGTGCCCGTGGCCGACGCCATCCGATCAACGGCGACCGTGAACTCCTTCACCCCTTCCGGCCCGTCAGCGCCAAGACGGGTCGCGGCCCCTGCGATGCCAAGCAACTGCTCGGCGGTCTCGGCGACGCCCTTGGTGGTCGACAGCTTACCGATCTCCTCGCCGAGCTCCTTGACCTGCTCGGTCGACATGCTGCCGGCTTGATGGATTTTGATCAGGGCTTGCTCGAACCGCTCGGCTTCCCCGACGGTCTCGCGGAATAGGGCGTTGACGGCGAACAGGCCGAGCATGGTCTCGACCGCGCCAGCGGCGGCTTCCTTCAGCTCGCCGTAACCACGGCCGAGGTCGCTGATATGCTCCTTGATATCGTTGAGCGCGGAACCGTGCTCCTTCGCGCCCTCGGACGCCTTCTTGTGGGCGTCGAGAGCCTCCTTGCCGGCCTTGGACATGGCGGTGGCGACGGTGTCATAAGCCTGAGCGGCCTGTTGGCCAGCCGCGCCCATGGAGCCCGCCGCCGCACCCGCCTGCTTGAAGGCGTCCGCGTGCTTCGCGATGACAGCCGACGCTTCGTCCCGAAGTTTCAACAGGAACTGGAGTTCTGCGTCGGCCATTATTGCGGTCTTCCCTTACGTCGGCCCCCGTGCGGGGGCTGGTCTGGCGGTTGGTCCTTTGCTGCGGCGTCACATTCCGCGTTCACGGCGTCGAGGATCGAGAACACCTGCAACGCCTTATTCGACTGATCCATCACCGAGCCGGGCTGCGGCAGGAACCCGTTTTTATACATGCCGTAGAACATCAGCATGCGGTGCCACGCGAACGGCCGCTCCCTGAGGTCTTGACGAGGGCACGCATAGGTCTCCTCACCATCGAACGTCATTGGCATGTTGGCTGGGCTCTCCCAGCGCCACCACCTGCCGTTCCT